CAACGTATAGTACATTGCCTGATTGTTTTCGTGCTCCACAAACGTAATCTCAAAGAAATTTTGCATCAGCGGCACATAGACGATATCACCTTCGCGGGGCCTGATTAAACTTGGAATGGTAAAATTGAAGCGTCGGCGTGACACCAACATTGTGATTTCATCACGGATTTCTAATCCAAAGCGACTAATCAGATCACCCTGACCCTCCATGCCCATGACATTTTCCACATACATCTCAATGATAAAGGCTTTATCGAATGTCTTGAGTTGATCTTCTCCCATGAGTTTATCAATCCGATCCCTGGATTCTCTGGGCAAATAATAGACATCCATGGAGTACACACGAAGTGCTTCTATAACCAAATCCTCAATCAAAAGTTGTTCTGAAGTCACCTGTTCAGGAAAAAAATTGAAGTATTGATTTACGGGCATTGTTGCACCAACTTTTTATTTTTCCAGTATAATAATCTCGCTTGTCGCATTTTTTCTTTAGTGGGCATTCTCTAGAATCCTTGTTACTACCGGAATACAAACTACCGTGATACTATCAATACCAGGCACGTTCTTTTGTTCAAACGCCCTGGTTGTCTGGGTGGCCACTTCTTTCGCAATGAGCACACACTCAGCTTTATTATCAAATTCGTCTACTATCACGAAGGCACTAACATTTGGATTAGTCGTTGCGATTATGGCCCACATAATCCATGTGGCGAGGAGTGTGGTCATGAGAAGGAACTTCCGCAGCCACAGGTACTTTTTGCTTGTGGATTCTTGATTGCAAAGCCCGAACCTTGCAGCGTGTCCGTGTAATCAATATCTGCACCCACAAGCATCGGTGCGCTTTGTGAGTCGATCACGACCTTGATCCCACCCTTTTCAATGACCGTATCATCTTCTTCAATCTTGGATTCTAGTGCCATGCCATAGGAGTACCCATGACAGCCGCCGCCCTTGACATAGACGCGCAACCCTTGGGCTTCGGCATCGTCAGCCATGAATATCTTGATCTTCGCTATCGCGGCTTCAGTAATAGTCAGCATGATGTTTATGTTTCATAGTTCTACCTAATGCAGCAAGAGAAATGTCCCTATAACATCATAACGGTTGGCGCTCTCGTCTCCATGTCCAGACCACACTAACACATTCCAAAGGGGAGTCGTACCAATCGGCTTCTTCATCATCTCATCGTAAGTGATGATACTGTCCACATTCGATATAGCGTATTTATTAGCGAGTCGATGCTTAAATTCTTCCAGGGCTTCTACACTCTTAAATTGCATTCGTCCCCTGGCATCCTTATGTAGCGTGTTGCCGGTACGATCAATTAAGTCGGTAAACAGTTCCCTCGGCACCACTCGGCTATGCTTGGTAGTTTTGAAATCAACCAGCTTTTCTTGAGAAGGTTGGGCCCCACCACTAAAATTCATCTTGAAGTTTTCTGGTCTGCTGGATGATTGTGCAACACCCGCGATCTTTGTGTAGGCATAGAAATCGATATTTGGGAATCGTCTGGCGATATCAAAGGCCGCATCCATATATTCAGGACTGAAGAAATCTCCCGCATCATGCCAGCGCACAACAACTTTAACTCCCTTCTTCGTGAATTTCTTTTCAGCATCAGTCAATTCGTTGCTGACCATCTGCTTAAATCCATCTGGGTCATTCAACAAAAAATTCAAGACACGAGTAACACCCAAACTCGCCACCGGAAATTGCACATATCCACCCTTCATCGCATAGCAAAATGTTTTACAGATTCCTGCGCCTGGGCAGGTATCAACAATGACAAATTCACCGGTCTTTTCATCAACCGCCAATCCCTTGAGAGCAGGAAGCCCAATATTAAAGAAAATACTACTCGTGCCATCAGAGTGAACCATTTTTGTGTTCTGCTTGGTGATACGGGTTGGACGAGTGGTGACTGTTGCTCGTAACTTATCAAGATCAAACGACTCACCATGTTCACCTTTGATTTCGACATTTGACCCATGAATGTAGGGAAGATTATACTTATCTTCCTTGGTTCTAGGAACGGTGGCTAGATTTTTCGCACGGCCAAGATAATCCTGAAGTTCTGGTGCAGGAAATGGACGAGTGTGTGCGCCCAATGGGGCCCACTCCATGAGTGTGCTACTCTTGAGAAAGGTATCAAGATTGATTATTGAGAGATTATTCTTCTTTCTCCCTGGCGCACCCTGAGAGAGAAATCCACTGAATGATCGTAAGGCCATCGATTACCCCATTAAGAAGTCTGATTGGAGAGTATTCCAGGTTAAGAATTCCGCCTTCATGCGAGCCAATTCTTCTTCTGCTTCATTGTAAATCTGCTGTCCATTGAGGACGACACCACCAGGCATCTGAATATTGCCAAATTTCTTCATGTTGGACCCCCACTGCTTTTTAATCATGGCGGTGCCCAGATCTTTGAGGACACGATCATTCCACACATCAGTATTACCAAGCTGATAGGCGGTCAAACCCGATGCCGTGGTTGTAAATGTGGTGAACGTGTTCATAGAATTGTTGGATGTGATACCAGCCACAGTGACTGCGACATCCCCGTTTGCTGTAGAAATAAAAAATTCATCATCCTTGATAAACGCACCATCAAATGAGGTGCCCGATCCAGTAACCACATTCGAAGACGCTCCAATACTCACGGTGCCAGTGAGATTCACGCGGTCTGGGTTGATCTTGCCATAGCACTCCAGGATTACATATGTTCCACGGTGCACATCTTGTGCCCAATTGATATCAAGCATGAGGCGGTTACGGTGACGCTGAAACCTGAATTGTGGTGTACCTGAGAATAGCATACTGAGGGTTCTCAGGTGCTGCATCGTAATTTCGTAGCTGACATAGGAGACCGAGGTGAAATCATAGAGATCGTGCAGGCGAAGTTGATATCTAAGGTCGAACATGTTGACGCTGGAAGCCGAATCATCGAATGGCAGTACCCCAGTCACACCGATGATTTTATCGGGGACCAAGAGATACTTACGGGCCAAGTCTTCATCAGTGATCTGATGCTTGAGATAGAGTTTTTCTGTACCATCAAAATGATAGTCTTGCCAAAATTCCAAGGCTTCATCAACACGATCATCCACTTGGTCGTCATCGACGTTGATGTCAATAACAGGGTGCCCAAGTTTACGCTTACAATAATCAATGAACTGCTGTCTGGTTGCTGGTGTGGACATCAGTGGTACCCTTTACTCAAAGTAGTGGTCAATGTTGGCTGTAAATGCCACGGCTCCAAGTGTTGTGACTGTACCTAAGTTTCGTGCGCTGATTGCAAAGAATTCACCTGGATTGACGAGTAATGGAGTCTTGAATTGCACAGCGACCATATGCGAAGCCGCTACACCCGCCGCTGCTGCCGCAACAAATCCCAATGTGCCCAAGGTGACACGACGAGGAGCCTTTGTTGTCGCAGTCACGAAGGAACCTGTTTCTGCGGTGGCTAAGGATACTGCGGTATGCCCATAGGCGGCGGTCATGACCATCGATAACGGACCACCAGTGAGGGTTGTCGTGACGACACCATCAAGATAGATTCCGGTGATGACTAAGGTTTTTCCTGGAACACCCGCTGCCGGTACAGGATTCTGATACGAGAAGAGAAGTCCATCGGTCCCTGCTGTCAGAGTTGGAAGGACTTGTGCGACTCCTCCAAGACCTGTAAACTGGGCCGCTGCTGTCGCATTCACTAACGCTGCTGCGGCTGCGGGAGCCGCGTTGACTGCAACGGCAAGGGAACCCATTGTATCACCATCTTGTCCCTGATAGGCTCGTCCCATCGTGCCCTGCTGTTCAGACCATTGCTTCACACTCTGAATGTCTCTCATCATAACGTGCGTGAGTCCTACTTTTATGGTTGAACCACCTGTGACGGTTCCTGAATTTCTCATCATCGCAGTAATAGGAAGTGCGACACTGAGGAATGGAATCGCTTGGAGGACAGGGATATCCAATTGTGCAAGGAGTGTAGTATCTTTCCAGAAGGAGACCGTTTCGTGGTCCACAATAATACTGTATCTGTTCACTGTGGCGGTTGCGGGAACGGCGACCAATGTTGCCGTAAGGGTTTCTGTACCGCTGAAACTCATGACCCCAACTATTCCTGAACTATTGATTCTGAAGAACACTCCATCTGTG